CGGCTTCGTCAGCCATAATCCATCCCTTTGCTCGCCCGGTTCGATGAGGCCCGGCGGTTGCCTCTTGGGTCGGAGGCTATGGGAGACGGATTTTGGTGGCGATTGAACTCTTAGCGCTGTATTATTGGACTTGTGACGTGGAAGCTGTTTCTTAGCGTGTGCTGGCTGATCCTGCTGTTCGTGAAACCGCGAGCGCTACGCTTAAGCGCGGTCGGGTTACTGGTTTTCGGGCTTTTCGTTGGTGTTGCTATTCGCTGATACCGAGAAGCGCTTGAAGTTATCATTGACCGCGTTCTGGAATAGCTGAATCTCTCCCGCGATAGTCGGGTTCTGGAGTTGCAATTCCTTGACCCACGGGCGGTTCCAGAACGCCTCCGCCACCTTCGGGCTGAGCGGGGTTGCCGCGAGCTTCTTGGCAAATGCCGGATTGGCGAGAAGCTTGGCCGCGCCGTATTGCTTCGCCGCCATGAGGCCGCTGGCGAGAAGACCAATGGCCCCTTCTTTAAAATGGCCGCTCAGGATCAGCGCGCCGCCGCCCATCTCTCCAGCGCCCATCAAAACTCTGGATAATATGCCACCAGTATTGGAGTGATTGCGCGCGGTTTCCGACAGCTTCCCAACATTTGCCACATCGGCCAGCTTGTCCAGCGCCTTGACCGTATCGGGCGCGAAGATCAGCCTTCTTGCACCGCTAAGCTGGTTCCAGTTGGTGAGGAACGTGTTGAGCGAGAACGCGTCACCGGCAGCATTTTGAGCCCCGTCCTTGCTCTTGCCCAAGCCAGTGATGATCGAGGCGCGGACGTTATTGGCGTCGGCCTCGGGGAGGGAACTCAGGAACCGCGCAAGTCGGGTTCCGTTGCCCTTCGCGTCGGAATTGATCTTGGCGGCAACCTGATCGCCCCAATTGTCGAAGTCCTTCCCAAGGAACGGCTTTAGAACATCGTCCTCCAGGCTTCGCTGCTGAGCCCATGCGGTATCGGCTTGCTTGTAGATGTTGAACGCATCAGAAGGCAGCGAATTACGCATGTCGGCATTGACCGCAGCCATGACCTGATTGGTGATCCGGTCGGCATTGGAAGGCGTCGATCCGGCTTCGTTGGTCAGTTGCTCCCGAAGTGTCGTACGAAGATTGCGCGCCTGGTCGACGGTGATCGATCCGGCCTGCCCCAAGTCATCTTTGACGTTTTGGAGAATGGGCGCGATCTTCGAGCCGCCGATCCGACTATTTTCATCGGTGAGGATCGAGTTGATCGTGCTTATTGTCTGGGCCGGTGTGACGGCAGTTCCGGCACTTGCCGAGTTGGCATAATCGTAAAGCGTGCTGATTGCGTTCCGGCGAGCCTTGTTCGACTTCACGGCTGCATCCAGCGTCTGGTCGCCCAATTGAGCGGCGGTTTCTGGTGCGGTTCCGACGTCGCTCGCAATGCCGCTTCGCGCGGCCTCGCTGGTATCGAGCATAGCCGTTCGCGCTGCCCTGATTACGCCCCTTCCGGCAGCAGTTTGCTCCAACGCCCCGGCGTGAGCCCTGTCGGCATCGCTAAGCGCGAATTTTGGTAGCGTAATGTTGAGATCGGAAGCACTCTTCGCGGCGGCAAGCGCTTCTGGACTCGCAGGGGCACTCGACAGGCTATCGCTTATCGCCCGTCCAGCAGCCGGGATCGCCTTAATGATGTAAGGAACAGCAACATCGGTTAAACCGCCTAGCGCAGCACCTTCAACCGCACCAGCTACTCGATGCCCCGGCCCAGCAGCGCCTGAGCCATAAGCGGCGGCTCCGGTGGCCGCCTTGGCAACGCTTGGGATATCGGACAACCCAGCGGCATCCACCGCTTCGCCGCCAATCGGAGCCGCAAGGGCTGCGCCGGTCAGCTCACCGCCGATCGATGCGACCGGATGCTCTGACGAGTCGCCTGTCAGCACTGCTCGCTGATGGGCAATGTTCGTGCCCAGATCGCCTCCATCGGCGACAGTCTTCAGGAAGCCGCCAACTTCAGGGCCGTAGTCAGCGACAAGAGCATTGGCGGCATGTTCGGTGAACGCCTTGCCCGAGCCATTCTCTCGCGCCTGTTGCAGAAACGTTGCTAGGCCGGGGAACTGTGCCGACAGTCCGGCAATCATCGCGTCCCCGATCTTGTCGCGCCAGTCTTTCGGCAGGTTGATCTGAGGCGCGACGTGGTTCTCGAAGCTGAACTGCTTATGCCCTTGGTCGCGCTTGGCGATCACGTCGGCAGCATTGCCGATCGATGCGCGGCCATTGGTGAGATCGTGAGCGAATTGCTCCAGATCAGCGGCGTCCTTGGCTTTCGGAAGGTAGTCCAGGACCGCCCGCTGTTCCTCTGGCGTTAGGCCGGCAGGGGCCGTATCCTGAGCATCGCCGTCCAGCTTTGCATCGGCGGGAAGCGCCGTGAAACCCGTAGGAGCCGCAGGAGGGCTCTGGGGCGCGGGCTGGCTATCCGATGGCGGAGAAGGGGCCGGAGGCGCTGTGGCGGCATCTGGCGCAGGCTGAGCGGCATTGTCGAGCGGTACGTCCGACGCGAGTGGTGCCCAGCTCATTGCTCGACCAGGCGCTGGCCGTTTACCTCGATGACCCTGCGGCCCTTATAGGTGCCGATGACCTTCGCCCCGGCGGGTAGCGCGCTGCCCTGCTGTTGCGGTGGGCCGCCGATCAGCGACGAAAGCTTGCTCTGGATCGCTTCGTTCTGGGCCTGGATGCCGTTCCGCTTGTTGCCAGTCTCGATGAAAATCTGCTTGATATGCCGGGCCATCGTGACCGGGCCCTGGCCCGTGTCGTTCAAATCCAGCGCGAGCCCGCGAGCGGCATCGGACGGGGCTGCATTGCCGCCCATGCCATTGGCCGAGTTCATGAACTTGGTATATTCCTGGGCAAGGCCGTTCACCGAGTCCTCGTAAGCCTTGATGTGCGCTTTTACCTCGGGACTGCCGATGTGCGACCATAGTTCCAGATTGGCATTGTTCTGGAACGGGCTGCCATTGTTGATGACATTATCTTTGACCAACTGCTGCTGCGTCTGAAGCACCTGCTGGGCGTTTGAATGGATTGCCCGTTCGCTCGCCTCAAGCATGTTCAGAATCTGGGTGTTCTGGTTCATCGACGTGTTGAGCGCGTTATACTTGGACCTTAGCGCCGGGAGTTGGTCGGCCGTAATCCCCGCTTGAGCCATCATCTGGGTTGCGCGCGCGAGCGCCGCCTTCTTGAGCTGCGCGATTCCGCCGCCACCCATGCTGCCGCCGCCAAGGCTGGCAAAAGCCGTAGGACCGGTCGCAATCCAGTTCCGGGCCAGGTCGTCGATCTCCTGCGGCGAATATGAATTCGGGTCCTCGGTGCTGCCCGGAATTGGCACAACGGCAGTGTGGGTTGAGTTCCACGCATATCCCGGAGGGGCTTCCTTGGTGTTCAGTCCAGACGTGCCGAAGTGGTACGGATCGCTTACCGGAGCGGAAACGCCAGCCTGAGCGCCGCCCTGAGCGGGCGCGGCACCGGAAGCCAAAGCCATGTTACCAGCGTCACGCGTGGCCCACGCTTGCTTATAGGGCGCGGTTCCCGAGTTCGGGTTGCTGGCCATCGACTGGAACGCGCTACTCGCGATCTGCATGAACTTCTGAGGATCGCCGCCAGACTGCGCCATGGCCATCTTGGCGATTTTCGGACTGCGGACATAAACATCAAAATAGGGAGCCTGCATCGCCGGAGGAAGCTTTTCCGCACCGGATTGAGGCCAGTATTTGCTCGCATAGATTTGCGCGGCCTGGTCCTGCGTCATGTTTTTGAAGTTGGCGGCGGTAATGCCCATGCCCTTCAGGATGCCAGCATTGGCCTTGAAGTTGATGCCAAAGTTCGTCGGCGAACCGTTGGCGTCCTTGGGATTGTAACCACCCTCGTTGCTGAGGACGTGGGCGACGGAGGCTTGCATTCCGCCGCCCGCGCCAGATGCCTGACCACCCCCCTCCGCTGTAGGCGCGGCCGTGCCACCGGCAGCAGTCGCGCCATAGGTTCCCGTGTATGGGTTGAAGCCGGTGCTTTCGCCCGTGACCGGATTGGTGACGTTCTCGAGCTTCGGGTTCGCCCCGACGATGGTTTGTCCTTGTTGTGATACAAGGCGCTGATCCATGCCCAGAGCAACTGGCTCGCTGGATAGCCCGTTGGCTTTCAGATACTCGGCCGCCTTCTCCGGACCGACCGCAATGCCAACCCCGAGAGACAACATCCCGAGCGCAGCCTTCTGCTTTGCCGGGTCGCCTGAATTCAGAAGATCGACGACCATCTGCGCATGGCTGGGATCGCCGCCAGATGCTTTTTCGGCGTCGACACGCTCCTGCATCACCTTGGCAGCGTCGGCATATTGCCCCTTGGCCGCCAATGCCGCAGCCGAGCCGAGCTGGGTGATGTCGCCCCGGTCCAGGGCTCCGCGAGCGTCCATCGCCTGCTTGTCAAACTCGGGGTATTTGCCGAACAGGGTAGCAAGGCCCTGCGCGCTTGGGTTCTTGACGTAATTTCCCAATTCTTGTCCGAACGCCAACTGTCGCTGAAGCGCAAGGCGCTGCATCGCCATCTGCTGTTGGGCTTGAGCCCCGACGAGCTGCTGGTTCTGGAGGTTGACCAGCGCCGTCTGCCCGGCGATCGGGTTCGGCGCGGTGGCTTGGCCGGCCGCGATCAGCGTCCCGTAATCGGCGGGCTGGCTGGCGAAATCCGCCATCAGAAGCCCTTGAAGTAGCTGGGCTCGGCAGCCTTTGTGACCAACGGAATGAGGTTATTCAGTACCCCGGACCAAATTCCCCCTTGTGCAAGAGAAGAACCGGCCTGTGCGTTGCCCTGCGCCACATTAAGCGCGCTGATGTTGTTCGACGCCTGTTGCCCGAATCCGGCAGCAGCGTTCGTCGCGCCTTCGCCAAGCCCCGCCATTCCGCCAAGCCTGCCGATCTGGTTCTGGATAACCTGCGCCAGCGTATCCGAACCGAAGTCGGCGAGCGAACGGGTTTCGTTGCCGCCCCTGATGCCGCCGGTTGCCGAGGCATTCTGCAAATTGGCCTCAAGCCCGTTGCGATAGAGGCTCTGGTATTCGGGCGAGCCTTGAAGCGCGGTGATTGCGGCCTGGTTCTTGTCGGGACCGTTCAGTCCCAGCAGATCCTCCAGGCTGGGAAGCGCGGATGTTCCCGCCGCAAGGTAGGGAGCGAATTCCCCCTGCGTTTGATTGAACTCGCGCTGCTGCTCGGCAATCGCGGCCTGGTCGGCTGTCGTCTGGGCCTTGGCTGCCTTCGATGCGCCGCTCGACGCGAGCAGGCCGCCGCCGATCGCTCCCGCAGCTCCAATTCCTGCCGCTACGATAGCTGGAGGCATCGTTTCTTCCACTGATAAAGGTCGTATGTGACCGGCCCGAAGCCGATATCGAGAACGTGCTGGCCGCAGCGCTTGAAACCTGCTGCCCGGGTGTAATGCCTGAGCGCCCGAGCATCCTTGGAGACGCGAGCCCACAGCCGCTCCATGCCGAGATTGAGCATGTAGGCAATGCCGAACGGAGCCATTTGATAGGCTGCGCTGCCACGCCCTTCCGGCCGCACCATGATATGGACTTCGTAGGTCTGGGGCGCGGACCATCCGAACAGGAAGGCGCCATTATTCCATGCCACGGCATGGTTGTGGCGATCATTGACGAACGGGGTTAGATCGATCGGGCTTTCACCGTCCCCGCCGCATGTCGGACGGACTGCGGGATGGTTGGCAAGCGCGTTGAGCCTGTCGGCGTCAAAGGTCCGTTCCAGCGCCACAGTTTCAAGAAGATCGGCCGCCGCGCACATTGAACCGAACCTTATCGGAGGCGCTTGGCTAGTCCGATTGAACTCTTAGCCGTCTACCCATTGGAACATCTCGTCGAAGCGCTCGCTGGCCTCTTCACGACTAATTACATAGCGGCGCGCAAGCTCGGCAATGTATGGGACCATCATCGTGCGCGAGATTGGACTACCGTCCGTCCAACGCCAGTTGAAAAAGGTGCGTCCGTCCGGAGCGAACGCGACCAGCATGAACGCAGACACCGGATCGGCTACTATTTCCCTAGCAGTCCTGAAAAGTGTCGCTTCTACAGCCTCATCGTTATCTGGCGGAGTAAAGCCATTGAGAACATGAACGTCAGCGCCGCCATTCTTCATTCGGATGCGACCAATCCGGGCGCGGAACTCTGTCATTTTCCGCGCTTCGACTTTACGCGCCTCTTGCCCTTCTTGAGAGCAGCGCGAGCTTCCGCCTTGATCTTGTTCTCAGTCCCCTTGGAGATGTTCCCAGCGTTGTACGAGCGCGTTGCTCCGCCAATTGCGAGCCGCTGATGCTTCTTGTCTCCAACCGGGAACGAGCCGTTGGGACCAGCTTTCTTGCCCTTGACCTTACTTTTCTTGAGCTTTGCCATTCTTTCCTCCAAACAGCTTTGCCAGTCCTGCGAACCGCGATGCGTGGGCTTGCTCGTGGACCTTCAGTCGATTGGTCGCCGCATTGTGAGCCTCGATTGCGAGCTTGGTCGGCATGTGCTGGGTGGCAGTGTCGATCTGGCGCGTCTCCGCCTCGGTCTTGCGGATATTCGCCCACTTGCTGTCCTCGTCCTCGTCCTTGAGGCCGTCTGGAGTGTCGGGTTGCTCAGCCGGACCCGCGACAGCGTGAGCCTGAGCAATCTTGAGCACGGTCGATGCCTGTGACTCGCCGGCCTTGGCGTCCTTGAGCTTGGCGGCAGAGGCAATGTCAGCGACCTTGGCTGCGGCAAGCTGGGCTTCGGGATCGGCCTGCTGTTGCTGCTGGGCCTGCTGCATCTCGGCCTTCTCTTCGTCGGTCGGTTCTTCGACTCCGAGCTGGACGAGCTGCTTTCGTGCCCACTTCTGGATATTGCCGGTTCCCTCGCCGTCCTGGTTCATGAGGCAATTGAGCAGCAGCACATTTGCCATCGGCAGGTTCTGGGCTTCCACGGCGACGGCGGCCATGTTCATGTTCGAGCGAACGGTCTTGTCCCTACGGGTGGCCGTGGCCTCGGTCACATCGGCGACAACCTTGTAATTGCCGCGCGTGAAGTCGTTCTGGTAGCCGGGAGAGCCTTTCTGATCGACGTAGGGCTGCATCAGTGTGGCAGTCCCGTCGTTGCCGTCCTCGGTCATCGTCTCGACTTCGCGGCCGGGTTCGTAATAGACATCGCCGGCCATCGAGAGCCAGATTTCACCCTCGCGCTGGACCGATTGGCGCATGTTATCGAGGTAGATGCCTGACTTTGCATCGACCCTCGCAGCCGCGACCTCCAAGGCATCGGCAGACGTGTTGGCCTTGGCGGTATCCGAGCCGTCCTGCTGGTCGTCGGTAAGCGCGGACTGTGCGATCTGGATGATCGTCGCATCGACAGGAGCTAATTGCGGTGCCTCGACCTTCCCAATCGGACCCGCTGAAACGATATTCCCGCTTTCGTCCTTCAGCGGTTCAACCAGGGCATAGGCATGGCGGTCGACCACCTGCCGCGACCAGAGAGCAGCGAGATTGGGCGGCATCTGCTCAGCAGCGAAGATCGGGATCTCGCGCGGGCTCATTGCGGAAGTCTCGGCCAAGCGGGAAACCACCGCGTTGTAGAGGCGGTTCGAGTCCATCTTGTCCTGGACGTAACCCTTGAACCGCTCGATCCCGTCGATGAACGACCTTTTGCCATAGACCGGCACAATCGGAATGCACTCGCCTGCGATCAGCCCCTTGTCATGGAGGACTTCGGCACCGCTCATCACATATTTGTGAACTCTGGTGCGCTTCAGGTTGCGGGTCTTGACCCGCCAGCCCGACTTCTTAAGCTCGGCCAGTTCCCCCGGCTCAAGCTCGCTGTCCCAATAACGCTGTTCTTCACCGCTCAGCCGGTGGGTCAGGACATGAAGCTTCTCGTCGACCTCTTCAGTTTCGTAATATTCGGCGATCTTGACCACATCGGGCCTGAACCAGTCGTATGGCTGAACCAGCCGCTCATCCGGCCAGTTGGCAATCGCCCCGGGATTCTCCTCCTCGAAATTATCCCTGATGTAGGGCGTGATGACGAACGCGAACTTCGCGTCGGACTTGTCGTAGAGGATCGCATCGGCGTCGAAGAACACGCGCTGGTCAGCATCGACAATCGCCAGTGCGGGATTGATCCGCTGATAGTCCGAATCCTTGTCGTAAGGGTCGGCCCATTCATTGGTCAGGCGATAGGCCCCCATGCCCCCGGAAGCGGCCTCCATGAACGCATTGTCGCGCGCCTGCTGAGCCTTGTAGCAATAGCTGTCGGCGCGGTGCATCCCGTCCAGGGTCTGAGCTGAATCATCGTCGCCCTTCCCACCCGCTGGCCTGAAGTCGGGAACAATGCGGTTCTCGTTATAATCGCGGTAGATTTTCTCCAGGCCGTCCTTGGTGAGGTTGATTTCGAGCTTGATCGCGTTCTCGAACGTCTCGCCGAAGTCGCCTTCCCACATCGCCCCTGGAATGGAGACGAACCGCCTTGCCAGAAGCGCCAGTGATCGGAGTTCCAGTTGGGGCAGCGCGCAAATGTCGAACCGGCGCATTGCTCGCTCATGGACCTCGACCAGCTTTGCCGCCGAAGTATCCTGATCTTCGAGTGCGCTGTCGTCGTTTGCGGCTAGGGCTGCGGCCATGGTGCGGGATTACCGTTTGGCCTGTCGGCTAACGATTGAACTCTTAGCGGAACCGGGTCTGAAGGCGGGCGTTTACGCCAGATCGGCGGCGCTGATGGAGACTGAGGCGCTGCGTGAGCGAGAGAAAGAAGCCGGGTCTTAGTACCTCACCGCTGCCATCCCCCCGTAGCATGTGACAGAACGGACCCGGCTACCTCCTGAATGCCAATGTGGGAATGGTCACGGCTTCATGCTTGGGCTTGGCGTTCAATGCCCGCCTTGCTCCTTCCACCGCATAGCGTAGTGAATCGATCAGATGATTATCCTTGTCCGCCAGAACCGCCGTCACCTGCCCGGTCAGGGTGTCGACCTTGTAGCTGTAATGAGTCAGTTCATCGATCAGGTGGGTACAGCGCGGATGGACAATGAGGTCATAGCTTTTCAGGAACTCGATCCCCTCCTCGACCGAGCGCGAGCCCTTCAATGCGGGAGCAATGCGGGGAAAGCCGTTCTTGCGTAAATGGCTGATAGTCTCCGGCCGCGACGAGTCCGCAGTCATCCAGAACTTCTCGGCATTGGGTATCGTCATGAACAACGCAGGCAGGTTGACGATCTCGACCTGCAATCCCCACGCCTCATAATCGACGAATATCTGCCGTCCGTCGATGTGGCAGCGGAGCGCGCATGACGGGTCGATCGAATAGCCAAAGTCAGCGCCCAGTCTGAACTCTGCTCCGTCTGGTGCGGTGAACTCCTCGATCAGCCAGTTGCGGAATACCCTTGCTTCTGAGTTGCGCCGGTACTTGCCCTCCCAGACATGAAGATATTTGTCGTAATCCCTCGCCCGGTCGTACTCCATCTCCGCCTTGAGCACGTCGGGAAACCACGGGTTGTCGTAATAGTTGACCTCGCGGATGATGGAACGCGGAGGCGCCTTGAACCGGGGCTTGTCGTCATCGTCGAGATTGTTGCCCCTGAACAACGCATCGACTGGATCAGTCTCAAGGTCAGGGTTCCAGGTGAACAGCAATCGACTTCCCGGCTTGCGGATGGTCGGAATTAGCGTGTCGAGGCTGGCCTGGCTGAATGCCTGTGCCTCATCGCCCCAGAATGTGGTCACGCCCTCCATCGACTTGATCGCGTTGGCATTGCCCTTGATGCCCGAGAAGATGAACAGACTGTCGTTAGGGCCGCGTATCTCAGTCTCGGTGCTGTCGAATGCCGCTCCAACACCCAACCGGGCAATGGCATCGTCGATCAGCCGCTTGGAGGAGTCCTTGATCGACTTCTGCAACTCACGCCCGCAGAGGATGCGTTCATGGCGTTCCATTGCCTGAAGGACCAGTCCGGTAGCCGCGCCCCAGCTCTTTGCCCCGCCTCGCCCACCGTACCATGCGAGATAGCGAAAATCCTCCCACAGGTCGGCGGCATATTCAGGAAGCTCAATCTCCCTCGGCACGCGGCTTCACCAGCTTTACCGCGAAGCTATCGGGTAGTGGGTTGTCAGGGTCGGAGCCGACTAGGGTCTTTTCGCGCCAGTCGTGCGGGAAGCGGGCAGCCATTGAACGAGACCACACCTGAGCATTGAATTTGTCTGCGGTCAGTCCCTCTCGCCCGGCCTTCTCCCACCATGCCTGACTTTCATCGCGCGCACGCGCAAAGGCTTCGGAAAACTCAGGATGCTTCTCAGGCCAATTCTTCTCGATGGTCTCGCGGTGGACACCCAGAGCACAGGCGATCTCGACGATGCTCATTCCCTGCTTGCCCAGCTCTATGACTTGCTCGCAATAAGCGGGGTCGTATTTGGATGGGCGCGCCATTAGGCCAATTCATCCACGAACGGCCAGATAATCGTCGTTACTGCGAATGTGAGAACCGTTACCCACGGAGGGAACCGCGACATAACGCGGAGTTGTGCTGCCGAGGCTAGGCGGATGCGGCGCACCCCAGCCACATATCCAACTCTCAGCCACGCAATCCCAATCGCTATCAAAATCAGTTCTGACATGGCTGACTCAGCCTCCCATTTCAGCGGTCACGATGCGATTGAACTCTTAGCCGCGAGGCGGTGAATATCGTCGCCGGACAGAGCTTGCCGACCTGGAGTTGCTCCTTGTAGATTTTCCGCCATATCGCCCGTTCGGTGCGGCCGAGCAGCGGAGCAATCTGCGCCGGCTTCTTCCCGCGTTTGAGGTAGTTCCTGAGCCTCGACAGCTCATCACGGGTCCACGGTTTCTGCCCCTTGCTGTTGTCACCTCGCTCGCGGTGCTGGATTGCCCATGCCAGGCGTCTCGTTTCGCTTTCGGTAAGAGGGCGCTCACGACTAATGGCGTCGAGGGCATCGAGCGTCGACAAGCGCTTGGCGTCGTCGAATTTCTGCCCTCCTATCATCACCCTCCCCCCTTTAGGTTGCTAGGTTGTTGATCGATTTGGCTCGATGACCACACGGCCGTCGCGGATCACCCAATGCACAGGCTGCAATCCCTTCCTGCGGCGATACTC